GCTAGTAGTCTGGTCATTAGATGCTGAAGAAGAATCTAATACGTTATTAAGAGAATTGCTATTTATTGCTTCTGAGACATTAGATGTCTCATTAGCTACTTCTACCTTATTAGACGACATATCATCTGACATATTCAAAGTAGAGTCTCCTAAACTATTTTCACTTGACTGTGTTGAATTATACTCATTACTTATTTTAGTGTCCTGAGACGATACTTCGTTAATTGAATTAGATGTTACATCTTGAGACGATACTTCGTTAATTGAATTAGATGTTACATCTTGAGACGATACTTCAGTGTTTTGATTAGATAAGTTGTTAATCGATGCAGCCGGTCCGCCAGCCTGGTTAGGGCTAGCGTCTGTTAAGATCTCCCCTGGTGAGCTTGAATTTATAATATCAGTACTATATATAGCTTCATTAGATGTGCTCTCAGAATTATTTATAACTCCACCATCAGATCCAACACTTTCAATGCTAGTTTCTAGACTAGGAGATACTTCTGGTTCCATTAAGATATCAGACGCTGATATCATAGAGTCGTCAACAGATTCTGATTTTTCCGTAGAATCTGGGTTTATTGCACTCGTCCCCGTGTCTTCTTTAGATGCAGAATCTAAATCATTAATCTGGCTAGATTCTTTCCCTTGATAAGAATCCCCAGAGTCAGACTCCATATTACTATTTCCTATCGCATTGACAGCATCGCTTTCCCCTGCAGAAAACTTGGCCTGATCTTCTTTTTCTTTTTCCTCTGCTTCTTTTGCATCATTAGCAATCTTCGCACCTTCAATCTTTCCTTTATCCTCCGCTTCAGTTCCTAATTCATTCCGTAATTCTCGAACAGCCGACTGTAGTACGGCAGGACTTCCGTGTGTACTTATGCCTGACCACTCATCATAATAATTTTGAAAGTCAAACACATCGTATCCTCCTCCAAAGACGAACATATCATCAAGAGTTTTATTACGTTTTTCTCGAATATTCCAAGCATTAAATCCAGCTAGAAATTTAGGATAAGATTCTCGTAATTCTGCTCCAGCATCAGATGCTTCCCTGCGATCTGCAACAGTTAATCGATATAATCCAGATGCTCCTTTTTTAGCTTTATAATAAAGATCTTTATTATCGAGTATTGAATCAAGAGAAAGTTGCCTATTTCGCGTATCTGTTCTTCCATTCTCATCATATAATTTATGAATCGGAGCGTCTGGATTAGTAGATTTATACTCAGCTAGTTCTTCTGATGGATACGGATTATCTAGTGCGTACTTGGTCGCCTTCTCTCTATACTTAGCATTACTATCGCTACGGTCTGATATATATTTAGATATGCTCAACTATCTCAATTTTTTATTATTTATTTAGTTTTTAGATGAGAAGGCAAATTTACTGCAAACGACTTATTAGACACTGATGTAGTATTAGATTTTCCATTATTAGAAATCGCATCATTACTTTTAGATATATCATCATTTATTATATTTAACATTAAGGAAAAGTCTAGCCATTCCATATCTAATACTGTATTTAAATCTTGGTGCAGCTTCACTGCGAATCGAGCGTTAAGCTCCAATAAATTCATTAAATCCACCTGAAATAATGAAAATATCTTTTGTAGTGAAGCTTCCTCCCAAAAAAATATGGTCCTCCAGTCTGCTTTTACATTTTTCACATGATCCTAGCACACGATTTAATGAGGTTTTTTTAAGTTCTTCTATGAATTTATAAACGGCAGTAAATTTAATACCTCCCCATCCGTCATATGAGCTTTTTATTTGAAGTATATTTACATCAGTAAGATCTCTCCAGTCTTTAATCATATACGGAGCTATACTATAAAACGAATCGTCTATTGATCTTCCTTTTTGTATTTCTTTATTCTTATATCTTCTAAGTTCGCTTAAAACTCCATTTGTTGGCATATAAAATCTTAAAGTTTCTCCTATTTTTTCTGATTCTACTACGAAACATTTCTCTTCTTCAGAATACCACTGCATTAACTCAGGAGGTATGTTAAACCCTATAAGATTTTTACTAGTTACTTGTATTTTATTGACGTGACCACACGCTTTACTTTTACATTTTATCTTAGCCATTAACTTATTTTCCATATTTGGAAAAGTGAGTTCGTGTATTCTAAATAATAAATGATATAAGTCTACGTTACATATATCATTTGCGTTGAATCGATGATTAGTTCCTTTTACTTTAAACTTGATGCATTTATTCAAAATAAAGTTTATTTTTTCCCTAACGTCTATTGGATCGTGCTCATCCATAGTAGACCAGTGCTTTATTTCTTTATTTTTTGCAGACTTAAGAACTATTTCAGAATCAGCTTCGTAAAATAAACCTTCAGACGGAATAAGGCTAAAATTTAGTATTTTCCACGGAGATTCTTCTGCATCAGACATAGAATTAGAGTAAGTGCTAGCCTTACCTAAAGATTTAGATGGCTCTTTTTTATGTATTTCAACTTGCTGGTTTATTCCGTGCTTTTCATCTATTTGATCTAAATGATTGAGCGCACTAGACTCGTCAATATTATCGCTCATATTGAATTGTTTTTATATATTAAACTAGATATTGATGAAAGGTTTTATACTACGATCCTATAAATTGATCAAAGGATTTAGCATAATATTTAGATTCTACAATTTTCTCCATTGAATCGAAGTATATTTCAGTAGTCTTTAACGTTTCTGGATCTTTTATTAAAATTGCAATAGTCTCATTTTTGTGATCTATATTGATATTTTTTATATTACCGATCGATACCTCCCCTTCTTCTGAATCTATAAAGGAATTTACTTTTTTACCTCTTACTCTATCTCCAATATTAAAATAATGTCGAACAACAGAAATAAGCTGATCAAATGGACTTATTCCAATGTCTGTATTTCTAGATAGATCCCTAAGAGGAAGCATTTTTATAGAAATACCAGGAGTAAATTGACTTCTTCCTGTTACAAAATTAAAGTCCCCTTTCTGTCCATAGAAAGGAAGACCTCTCATATCATCTCTATTTTGAAATGCAGTTACTGATGATGAAGACTCATTAATCTTATCCATGAACGTATGACTGTATTCTTTTTCTATGTCCTAGTATCTTATATGATGCAGGAGCTGATTCTGTAACACCGGCAGCATTAGTCCATTCAAACTTTCTTAACCATATGTCTAACTTAGGATTGTTTATAAGGTAATTAGTAGGATATACTACTACGTCTGCGTCTGCGTTATCTATACCCCATATTCTAATATGCTCATTTGCGGGTATATCTACAAATTCGACTTTAAAAATAGGTCCATTTGCATGTCCTATCTTATCACCCGCAAGAGGTCCACCTATTTGATTATATCCTATAGATGTAGGTTGTCCTCTAGGAATTCTCCTATCAGTACTTATGAATTGTAATTCATAAGATATTGCGTGTGTTAAATTTAATATTTCTATTCCGCTATTTTCCATTATTATGCTGGTGTTTTTCCGTATATAATTAACCCTTTAATGTCGACTTTAAAAAGTGCGCTAGAATTAGTTATCTTTATTCTATTTATTAAGTCAAGGGTGACATTTGACTTAGGATTTGTGAATATTGTAAATAAGTTATATATCGAATGATCTCTATATGATGCGGCAGCAACGTCTTCGACTGATACTGTGACCTTTTTATTTGAAATACTCAATTCATCTCCGTTTACATCCTTAGTAGGATATGTGATATATAACATCAATCCTCTAACATATAAAGTATCTGCAGTAAGAGTTGCTGGAGGTGAACTTACATCAATACCATTATCAAATATTACATGCTCTCCTCCACTAGCTGCTACTTCTATGCTAATGCATGAATATCCATCAGCTGGAAAAGCAAACTTGTCTAAGCAAAATTTACCAGTAGTTTTATCCTTTTCAACTATCTTAAAACATTTGTCGTTAAATAATTGAAGTATTGCTTGATCAGATGCTGAGTTTTCACAGCATATATTAGTTAAATCTGATATCATTAGTTATTCATATTTTTTTTCCTTTTGAGTAGTTCGGGCCTTTGTGAAACCTGTTGCTTCTATAGTTATCTATTATGTCAGATTCAGAGATTCCTTCAAAACTACCTTTAGTTTTACCCCAGTGGTTTCTTGCTAATTCTAATTCAGTAGGTTCTTTATTTTCAGCCTCCTCCTTTGGTTTATCCATATAAGACATTAAGCCTTCTCCAGATGGAGGTTCTGTTGGAATAGTAGATATTATTTCAGTTGCAACTGAAGAAGGTTCTTCCTTTTTTTCTATTGGTTCCACATGTTCTTCTTTAACGTTAACCATACTTTCGTTAAACTTTATAAAGAAGTGTAAGGCGGTAAGAGACATTATTGGAAGAGTTCCTCCTTGTATTAAAGCAAGAAGCCTTTTATGTTCAAGTATTCCCCAATCGTCTACTATCGGGCTTATTAGTTCTAGCCAAGATTTAAAAGATTCTCCTTCTACATTAATGTATTCGTATTCAAAAAATACGTTACCTATAATTTGTATTGCAGTAACCAGTCCGAATAAAAACCATATGGCTTTCTTAGTACCACTTAAAGTAGAGGCGGAAACCGAAGCAAGTGCAAATATTTCAATTGCTATTGAAAGATATATCGCCCAGCTAATAGGATTACCTAATTGATACCAACTAACTACATGACTAATTGACATTATAACTACAAGTAAAATAGGAACTAAAAATGAATTCCTAATTATTGTTTGTTTATTGTCGTTGATCCATTTTATCATATTGATAATTATTTTTTAGAATCTTTGTATTTTAATTCGTTTATTGGAATATGGTTTTTATCAGATAACTCCTCTAATTCTAAAAACTTCCACATTACTTTTTCCATAACATCTTCTGCTTTTTCAGAATCTAAAGTCTTTTGTTCTAGTATTGATACTACTTCTATTAAAGAATCTACCTTGTGAACCATTTTAGAGTTATATGATTCAATTATTTTATTAGTTTTTGATATTTTACTACTAGTACATCCTCTACCAATAAAACCCAATACAAATATTACAGTTAATATCTTCCATACATGTTCTTTTATTGCTTGTGTAATCTTCATAATAATACTTTATTTTATTTATTAGTCTATAAAAAGTTATTTATTAGGTTATATATTCCTATAGAAATTAATCCGATAATAGATGATAAAAATATAGAATCATATATAAATCTAGATCTATTATATGCATTCATTTTAAATTTTACTTCTACTACGTATCCATAAAAGTCTTTATTATATACTCTTTCGTAATCGGCAGATATTGCGTCAAGTATGCCTTCTTTTTCTAAAAAATTTGTGTATTTTTTCATTGAATCAGAAACAAACCTAAGCTCAACGGACTCTTGTTCGATTCCATCTGTATACTTTAGTAAATCAGGATTTAAATTAACGCCAATGTACATTAAATTTTTTTCTAGCTTAATTCCTGTAGCTTTGAGCTTACCATCATTATCTAGCTCACTTAATATCTTAGAATATCTTAAGTATCTAGATAGCTCATCTATTGATTTCTTAAATGTTTTATAGGAATCAATAGGGTTAATATAACTTATTAATTTTTTCATATATTGAATATATTATTTAATGATTCTTTAAATGAAGGATGAGTGTTTAAAATTTTATCTTTTAAATCTATCCTAACTTTTCTTAATTTAGTCTTCACAGTATTCTCATTAATATCATATCTGCTTGCTATGTTTTTTACCTTATCTTTGTTTATCATTTTATCTATAGCGATATTTTTTAAGAGAGTATCCTCTATCCCATAGATCTCAGATAAGGTTATATTATATAGGTTTTGAAAATCTCCTTCTACATCTGACATATCGTCAGTTTCTTGCATAGTAGACCTTAAGGTAGATCCATTTTCTATATTAACGTAACTAACTTTATTTTTTACATGCAAATAAAATAAAGTTTCATTTCTAGCTATAGTGTATATCCATGTCGTAAATCTACCCCTGTTAAAGTCAAACTTAGATACATTCTTAAAAATCTTTTTAAGAGTCCACTGTAGAGCTTCTTCGGTGTCATCATTATTTTTGCAAAATTTCCAAATGTAAAATTTAAGCTTAGGATAAATTAAAGTAGCTAATTCATTTCTTTCTTTTTCTGTTATTGTGTCGTTAGTAAATTTATAGGCAATTTGCTGAATCCTTCGATTCGCAGTTTTATTAATTTCGTCAAACCCCATTAAGTAGTAATTATTTTGTTAAGGACGTATAGATTATCAGGTAGAAGTAGTGTTCAAGGTTGACTCTAAACGGCACTTTGTTATTATACTAAACTTTACTTATTTTTAAAAAAATTATTTCTTAAATTTTTAAGATGATTTATTGTATCAGAGTTAAATATATTAATGTCAGACTTATCATGTTTTTTAGAGGAATACCCTGTATTATTCATTCGGCGAAGTTCATCAAAATCCCATGTTGATTTTGTGTCATTTGAATTAAGATTAAATATTTTTTCTACTACCATTTTTTGATATTCAGGGTCAGATCTTTCATATGTTTCTACAGCAATATCCCAAAATTGACTAGAATCAAAAAGTGATGAAACGTTTACAGATGTCATAGCTAAATCGTCGTTTCCATTCTGTCCTCTGTATATTCCCCCTTTAGATCTACCAAAACAAGATAGCTCATTAATAGTTAGCTCATCATTAGGTATTATTCTATTTATTGTTATCATATATTTAAACTTTTCGCAATATTTTAATTTATTAGTTGGACCTAAACGTAATCCAGGTTTATATTTTTCAGATGCTTGAGTATGTTTAGTTGCTACTATTTGACCTTGCCAATAATCATTATTGCTAGATAACCTATCTAGTAGTATATCTCCTTTATGGTTTAACTCTATTACTATTCTAGTTTGATCAGGATTAAATATGTTATATATGACATATTCACACGCTAAAGTAAATTCATTGATGTCTACGTTATTAGATCTAAGGTACCCAATCTGCACTATAGATATAGTATCAATTTCGTCCTTAATTAAATGTCTTTTTTTCAATAATTGATTTATAGGAAGAGGGACTACTTTATATATATTTAATATAGAATAATCTCCTCCAATACCGTCAGCTGTATCTATGCTAAATACGTAGTTAGCGGGATCGTTTTTAAAATCTGATATTCCTAATTTAGAATACTTTTCATGGAAGAATAACGATTCACCTATATATGATAGTTCCTCGCTAAAAGGAATAGATGTTAATTTATATTCCTGTTTAATTATATCAAGGCGCTTAAGGTCTCTTGAATTCAGTAATAGTTTATCAGATGCAAAAAATTGTAGTCCATATTCCTGATTGAAGTCTTCGATAGAGCCAAGATCTGCGATCTTGTCTTTTTTCCATTGCTCGTCTCGCCCTGCGACTTGCCACCAGTCTACTCGTAAAGGAACATAGTTGGAATCTCTATTTACTGCATCTTTCCATATTTCCCAAAATTTGTTTTTTCCATTTGGTGTCGATGTTATAATAATTTTACCGTTTGGATCTGCTGTAACTGTTGGGAATATTGCCCTATAGAAATCGTCTATATTAGATTCATTTATGTGGGCAAATTCATCAACATATAATAAGTTAACTGATAGTCCAATACCTGACTTTTTAGTAGTAGTTCTACCTACAATCCTACTTTTAGAGTCAAATTTTATACTACTTGCATTTATTGATTCTATTCCAGGTTTCATGTAGAAAGGGAGACCTTCTAATGAAATTTTAAATTTATCTATTAATTCTTTTGTTGTAGAAAAATTATCAGCTACGCATAGTGCGGTCTTATCAACGTGAAACAGTAAATACCATAGCATGAATATAGCAGATGTTACTGTTTTACCAGTTTGTCTACTTGCCATTAAAATACTTAAATTGTTATCGTTATAACTTTTAATTATCTGAGACTGAAAATCTCTCAAACCTCCTGCTTCTTTAATAAGCATTCTACCATCGTTTGTTTGTATTACACAATGATTAAATGCAAAATAAACCGGACTGGATTTACACTTTGCTAATTCTTCTATTTCACCAGGAGTATATTCAAATGGAAGCTTTTCTCTTTTGAGACTTATATCGTTATCTTTAAACGGAGAATTTTTTAATTTTCTAATATCTTCAACTCCTTCATTTATGTCAGATATTAGTTTATCGATTTTTTCAGTAGTCCATATGTAATTATTATTAGATCCTGGATCACTACTACTCATTGCTGAAACTCTAGTGGACGTGAATCCTCCACTGTTTGACATAATATCTTTCATTATTAAATTATTTCAGTTAAATCTATAAATTCATCGTCGTCGGAGTTTCCTTCTACTTCTACATCAATATCGGTATTTTTTAAAAGAGATAGCTTGTTAGTAGGGTCTACTAGATTAGAAGACTCATCATTCTCTATAACTTCTTTGATATCCGGAAGTTGATCTATTATGTTCTTAGTTCCTACTGATACAAAATATTGACCTTCATTTGGACTAGAATTAACCTCAGTGTCACTACTGTTTACTGGAGTATCAACATTGAGCTTTTTATATGTTTCCTCTAAAAATAGGACATAATTGGCTTGCATTTTAGTGATATTAGCCATTTTGTCTTGTAATCCTCCCATTACTTCCAATAACCTAGGATGAGTATTCCCTCCTGCTATTTCTTCCATTACTTTTATTAAAGCTACCTTTATTGTTTTTAATTGAAACATGAAATTAGATATATTAATAGTATCTAATTCTTTTTTATGCTTAGCATAATCAGATTCTTCAAATATTCCAATGTCGACAAAGTTTTTCAAAAGTGAATCTGTAATACTTCTAGCTTGATCAGTAAAAGTACTGCTCATTTCTTCAAAGTCATATCCACTACCTGTAGATAGCTCGTCTGCTAATTCATTATCAATTAAAAGATCTTCGTTTTCTGATGAGGATATATTAGTCAACAAGGACTCTATTTCATTTTTCAAGTGCCTTCTATTCTCTTTGCTTATTTTACCTTCTGCCATTTTAATTTAAATCTTTTTCGTACTTTTCAAGTGCGGGGTTAGCGAAAATCTTTATCTGTTTTACTGATTCTATCCAGTTGTAAACGACGTCATTAAGAGACTTAATGAATTTATCTAGAGTAGGATTAACATCAAACATCTGAGAAGACATAGTATTCTTCATAATATTATTTTTATAATTATATCCTAAGTTAAGACGTTTCTGTCTTCTCTTGTATATTGGTCTATAAATGCTATCTTTTGTCATATAAAATATATTAATTTAGAGTTTAGGTCTAGGCACTATATCTTGTATTTTGATATTAACTGCCCCTAGTGAATCTTCAGATATTCCTTTAGCATACTGATTTCCATATCTGTCAGAGAATCCTCCTCTAATTAGTGGTAATTGATTTTTAGTTATTATAATATCATTAAATTCGTCTAATCCGTTTAATATTGCATTTGGATTTAGTGCCTTGGCTGTTTCATTACGGTCTCCTAAGATAGTTATTGCAACAGAGTCTATTCCGTTAATTTCTTCTAATATCTTTATTAAGTCACTTTTAGGAATTCTTTTTCTTCTAGAATTATTTATAAAATAAGTGGCAATTGAAGTGTAAATTTCATTTTTTATTATATCTGTAGAAACATCATCAAATGCTATGATAGTAGTATTAATCACGTATTTTATTATAACCGGATCTATTATCTTGATATCAGTGGATATTAGCTTACTTCCTGTTTTTTCTAGATATTTAGATATTTCTATTTTTTGATGTTCGCTCAGCCTAAACCTATCTAGATCTGCTCCATAATAATCTTGAGAAAAACTAAACGTTTTTTTAATGTTAGGTATTAAAAATAAATTTAATACTCTATCGTCCAGTTCATCTAAATATACGCTAATTAAAGAAAATAGATTTAGTTTTCTAAGAACTATTTCGTAATGATCAGGATTAACTAAAGCAAAACTTTTAGAAGTATTAGGTGCAATTAATCTAGTCATTTCAGAACTTTCAGGATTTGAGCCAAAAAATGGAGCTTGAGTCGTTGCTATGTTTATATAGTCGTTTAATTCAATTTCTTCACCTAAAAGAGAAAATCCTGTATCTATAAAATTAAATTTAACTTGAGAAGTATCAGTAGTTCTAATGTTACCACCAGGTCCTTCTGTTACTAAATATTCTACTATTACATCGGATCCAGGATTTGGTATTTTACCAAAAGAAGTATTTCCAAAGAATATATCTAGCCCGCTAGTTACTCCAGTTTTAGCTATATATCCCTGTCCATTTCTAGGTATATCTAATAATGATTCATATCTTTTCCATTTTTCTCCATTTACAAAAACATTAATATAAAAATTATCTATAAAAAAGTTTTGAGAGCTCCCTATTGAAAAGCTTTCTAATTCTACTCCTCTGGCAGTTACTGTTTGAGTTTCTATAGTTCCCTGTCTGATATTTAACTTAACACCATCATCGTCTCCATTTAATGAAAACTTAACTTCATCCTGAGGTAAATCTAATATATATTGAAGACCCGTGTTTATATTAGTTAATCTTGTTAGATTAGGTATAATTACTAAATCAGTTGGAATTTCTTCTGCGTCATCATTTATAATAAGCGAAATTTCACCGGTTGCTGATACTGCTCGGCTTGGGTTATGGCCAGCTAAGGAAGCAAGTGAGTATATTGAAGTTAGGCGAGTTGCTTCATTCATGTTTAATTCAGTTATAGAGTCTTCTATATAATAAAATACAAGTTGAGTAAGATTCTCTATAACAATAAGTATTTGACCGAACGGAGACGCTGCAGTAAATACATTTTTACTCTGGTTAAATTTATTAGTTAAATACTCAATAGTGTCGAGTAGTAAATCTTCGATTGTAACTCTTAAAGATTTCAATACTTTAAAATCTTCTGACTTAGTAGTGTCTTGCATAAATACG